CCAGACAGTGCCGACGCTTGGATCGTTGATTTTGTTCGGCTTATATGCGGTATCCCATGAGTGGACGCAAAGCTTTGCATCGGCTGGAATGACGCCGTAGCGGCGAAGCCACTGCGCTTTGAAGATAACGCCCTCGGCCGGCCGCGGCCTTTGCTGAAACAGGCTTGCCCATGTTCGAGCGTTCCCGCGGAAGTTCGCCCAATGCTTCTCATCGAACCATTCGGACCAAAGCATTTCACCCGGGCGCCTGCCAAGCGGATCGTCTTCCCTTTCCGCCTCGGCCGGCAAGCAAATCACCTCCCATTCATTCCCGTCGCGGCAAAGGATCGACCCGCTTTCCCCTGCGTAATGCTTCGGCAAGATGCTGCCAGCTAGATCGGCTTCGTGCCATCGGGTCATCACGATGATGATCCAGCCGCCCGGGATCAGGCGCGTCAGCAAGTCATCGTCATAGGCTTCGCGAACCTTTTTCCGGATCACTTCGGACTCGGCTTCCTCGCGGCCCTTCACGGGGTCATCGATAATCAGCCCATGACAGCGGTTGCCGGTGATGCCGGAAAGGATTCCGCCCGCGAGATATTCCGATCCATTCCCGAGCGCCCATTCGTCCGCCGCGCTGGTCGCCGGGCTGATGCCTGTCCCGAATATGCCGCCATATCCGCGCGACCGGACGACTTGCCGGGCGCGGCGCCCATGCCGGCGCGCAAGGTCCGACCCGTAACTGGCAAGGATGATGCGCGCGTTTTCTTTCCGGCCCATATACCAAGTCGGCGCGACCACGCTGGCATATGTCGATTTTGCTGATCCGGGTGGCATGAACAGCATGAGGCGCCCATGCGGTTTGAGCATGGTGCGCTGGATCGCGGAAAGCATGAGGGAGTGATGCGCAGCGACCCCGGTTTCGATTGGCGAAAAAATCCATTCATCGTCGGAATCTGAAACGGGCTTGCCCGGGACATCGATCGCATTCGTGTAAGCGATCAGGCTGTCGCGCGCCCGTTTCCTGCGGATCAGTTCACGCGCCGCCTGTGCGGGCGATACGCTCAAGTTCGTCGTCCGTCATGGCGTGAACGCCTTGGGTGATTTCATGCTGCATCGGCCCGCCGTCCTTGCCGGTCTGCTCGACCAGCGTTATGTCGCGCTTCCCTGCGCGGGTTTTTTCCCACCAGATTGCAGCGGAAACCGACTGCGGGCTGTTCCCGATCGCTTTCTTGAAAAGCGATTGCGCGACCATTGCGTTCGCCTGCGAAATGCCATCGTCGAGTTCTTCTCGGAAAGCCTTTCGCAGCGTCTTTCCATCGATCGGCCGGCCGGTCTGGTGGTTGATGATCCGTTCGCAGATAAGCGAATGTTGAAAGCCGCATGCCGCCATGATGGTGACCTGAAGCCTTTGCTCTGCATTCGGAATGAAAGGGGTTCGCGCCATTATGCCGCTTCCCCTTGGGTGGATGGAGCGCCCGGGTCGGTGTCACACCGCCGCTGTTCCGGAGGGAGGCCGGTCATCGCTTGCTTCGGGCGCCTTGATGCTCGATCAATGCGCTGCCCTTTATACATTCCCGCCCCGATCGCGTCAATCTTGTCGAAAGGCACGATCGGGACCGTCAGCCTTTCGCGCGCGGCCGGGTTCAGGAAATAGATATACCGCAGTTGATACCCGGGCATCGGCGCATACCCGGCTTCGCGAAAGCCCTTCATCGATGACGCGCCGGTCGAAGTGATCGCTTTGCCCTTCGTCACCGTGGTCTTGCTGATGGTTGCCGATTTCTTCGCCTGCAGCCCGAGCCGCAGGCTAAGGTCGGTCGCCGTGCTGCCATCAGGCGCGCGCCAGATCGAGGTATTTTTCTTGATGCTGGTCAAGACGAATCCGCTTGCGCGATAGATCGTCCCGTCGCCGCATTGCGTCCCATCCGCAAAGCTGATGATCCACTCGATGTGCGGGTAATGCTTGCGGATCATCTTCAGCGCGATCGATATCGCCCGGCTTTCGCTGTTCCGCGGAAGCTTGTCCGAGAATGCCATCCGGTTCAGTTCGAGGAATCCATTCCAAGCGGTTCCCTCGACCATGCCCTGCGTCTTTCGCTTATCCAGCGACGGCCCGAACTGCATGGCGCCCTCAAGCTTTCCATTCAGGAAAACGCCGAGGTGAAGCTGCGAATTCTGGACGACCTTCCCACTGTAATGAACCCGCTTGACCAGCGCTGCAGCATCGGACGACGAAATCGGCGCGACCCTGATGTCCTTCGCCCGGGCTTCAGTCATCGGAATTCCCCTGCAGGAAAACTTCGCAGACGCGGGCCAAAGCATTCCCGTTCCCGTTCTCGTTTTCCGATCCAGCGAAATCGCCCATGCCGCGCGCGACTTCGAGGGCGCGCTTCACCGTTTCCGCCTGCGAATCGTGAAGGGTGAAAGTCATCTGCTGAAACGGTTCCCGGTCGCCTTCAGGCAAATTCGGCATACCGTCAAGCGGGGTTGCCGGCGATCCGATCAGGTCGGCAAGTTCGGTCGGGCTGAATCCAAGGATGGAAAGGTCGAACTGCTGGTCATTCAATTCATCCAGTTCGACGGAAAGCATATCGAAGTCCCACCCGGAATTCAGCGCGATTCGATTGTCGGCGATAACCAGCGCGCGACGCTGCGCCGGGGAAAGATGATCGATGATGATGACCGGGACGGTCTGAAGCTTCAGCCGCATCGCCGCGGAAAGCCGGCCATGACCGGCGACGATATCGCCATCGCTGGTGGCAAGGATCGGGTTCGTAAATCCGAATTCCTTGATGCTGGACGCTATCTGCGCGACCTGTTCATCCGAATGCGTCCTGCTGTTCCGCGCGTAGGGGATCAGCCGATCAAGGGTCCAGTGCTCGATCGCATTCGCGGCCCATTGCCCGGTTTTATCCGCGGCCTGCGCCTTTTCTGTGCGGGATTTATTGCTCAAGCGACATCCTCCCGGGATTCAGTTTCGATCACGCCGGCCTTGCGCAAGATCATCACGATGGTTGCCCGATTCAGCCCGAAGTCCCGGGCGATCTTTCCCAAGCTTTCCCCGCGCTCGACCCGGGCCTTTCTGATTTCTTCGTTCCGGAGATCCTTCAGGACGTTGCGCTCGATCGGAATCTCAAGCCTTTCACCGCCGAACACGGCCGACAGCTTGCGCGCAGCTTCGAGGCCGATGGTGAGCGATATCGGATGCGTCAGCGTCGCCTTGATCGGGACATAGAGTTCCCCGTTTCCCCATCGGCAGGCGATTTCATACGCCGCCCCGATTCCGACGACTTCCGAGATTTCTTCGATTATTTGCTGCATTGCACCCCCATTCGCCAACGAATCATTGAACCGGAAGCCTTTCCGCCTCCGAATATCGAGCCGCGAGGATTGCCTGCGCCTGATCCTTTTCGCGCCTTCCGCTATCGACCATCCCATTCAGCCAGCCGTGCCAGAACCCCCGGCTTTTGTCGCTTCCGGGTTCCGGATCGCCATTCAAGCCGGCCCGGTATCCGGACAGGATTTCGGCCGCGTCCTGATTCGCAAGATCGGAAAGGGTGACGATTCGATCGAATTCCGCCATCACGCAGCCTCGATCGGGAGCGTCCTGATCCGGACCTTGACCCCGGGGATTTCTGAATATTCCTTCAGTAGCCCGATGCTGACGACTTGCGCGTCATCGATGAAAACCACGCCGTTGATCGCATCCTTGACCGCCTTCAGCACGTTGTCTGCGTCTGGCTTTTTGGTCGCCGCGATCATCTGCTCGGCAGCGAGGCCGCGGCGCTTTTTCGACCAACTTGCCGGAATCTGAAGCCCGATGTGAATCCACAAGTGGACAGGACCGGGGATTGGCGCGGCGCCTTGCATCGCTTCAGCGGCGGCATATCGGACAAGATTTTCGTAATTCACTGTTTTTGCTGGGGTATATGCTTTCGCGAATCCCCCGCGGGTGGAAAACTTCGGCCGGCCTTTTGCGATAGGCTGGCCCGGGACAAAAAATTCAATCTCCACGCGGCTTTCTCCCTTCCGTGTGCTGTCTGATCATTTCGGCTTCCAAAGCTTTGCGCCTTTCGCCCTGAAGCGGTTTCAAATATTCGCGCCTTTCGCGAAGCGGTTGCGCGAGAAGATGGCGCGCCTCGCATTCTAGCCGGAATTTTGCGGTCCATGTTTCGGCCGGCGCCTTGCTGCAGTTTTCGCAATGGCATTGCGTGGTCATGGCGCCTCCCCGGTCATCTTCGACGCCAGCATTTCGGCAAGATGCGCGATCCGCTTCCGCGCGTCTTCCGCGCTGATGGATTGCTGCCCGGGCGCCGGCAAGGCGACCATGTAAGGCGGGACCGGATCGCTTCGCGCATGCGCAAGCGCATTGATCCACCGCGCCTTGATCGATTCCCATGACTGCGAATTCAGGTCATGCCAGCCGATCGCGACCGCGGCCCAATAGACTTGAGGGCGCGACCATTCATCGCCGCCAATCCCGCGCAGCCGCACCCGCATGCTTTCGATCGCTTCCGCCCATTCGATCCGCGGGTCGGCCTGCGGTCTGCAGACCTTCAGGAATTCCGCCAAGCTTGGAGGCCAATCGTACACGCGACGACACGCCGCTATAGCGGGCCGAATTTCCTCGGGCCTTATGCCATCCTCGGCGAATGCTTCCGCCCATGCTTCACGCCAATTCTCGACGGCCTGATGGTTGGCAAACGCAGCGCGCCAGCGATTCGGATACGCCCCATCAAGCCGATTCCACAAGTGATCCATGAGGGACATTCCAAGCCGCGGGTGGATTTCAAGCCACGCGCTGCGCGATTCCATCAATGGTGCGTTCGTCATCTTCGTCATGCCTTCCCCCTTTCCGATTCTGATTCACGTAGGCGACCGGATCGAATTTCGATCCCGGCGATGCCCGTCCATTCCCTGCCCTGCCGAACTCGACCGCCTTGTCGCACCATGTTCGCCACGCGGCCTGCCAATCCTTGAAAAGCGTTCCCTTCGCAGTGTGCCAGTTGGCAAAGGCTTTCAATTCCGATTCGATTTGCACCCCGCGCTGTTCCGCATAAGCGACGCCGGTTTCATTCGGGACGAAATCGCTTGGCAATGGCGCGCCCTTTTTGGCTGGCTTCCCCGCTTCAGCGGGAGAAGAATCTAAACCTTTAGGTTTAGATATATTGGTCTTGGTCTTGGTCTTGGTCTTGGTAGCATTGCCTTCGCATGCCGATTCGGTGCGTTCGCATCCTTCGTCTATGCGATCGCATCCAGATTCAGTGCGATCGCTTGATCCAGAAAATGCGCCCGGACTGCCATCGCTTCGCGATCGCTCCGCTGTTCGATCCCATCTTGCGCGCGCGCTTTGCGCCGCCTTCTCGGATTTCTGGTGGTAGATTTTGATTTCTGCCTCGCATCTGGAATGGACCCAGCCGGCCGGCGTTTCGGTGAAGAATTCCTGCAGGACATCATCGACCGCATCGCGCTGGGCCTGCGTCCCTGCCATGACCAGCCGATAGACCTTGCGCCGATCCAGCGGAATCGATTCCTCGCGGGTGTAATAAGCATCGATCAGCCTGCGATATGCCATGTCTTCGTCCCATGAAAGGTGCCGGGTCGCGCTGGCATAGTCGCCAATATGGAAGGGGTAAAAGTTCATGGCGCCACCCGCGTCTTCAGGATGGCGCTTTCAGCAAGCACAAGATCGGAAGTGATTACCACCTCGCGGCCGATGATTTCCTGATCCATGATCGGGCCGTTTGGAATCGGTTCCGTCCGCTGGACGAAATTGACCATCAGCCCGCCGGATTTGTATTGAAAATTTCCAGACTCGACCAAATCGGCAATTTGCCGCAACGCGACAACGATCGGCGCCGGGTTCTTGTTTTCGATTTCGATTTCGTTCATGGCGCCACCTATGCCGCGAGGGTTGGATTTGCCGAGACTGCGCGCAGGATTTCATCGGGTTGCACCGCATTCCCACCCAGCGCGCAAAGCGGGACGATGTATTGCGATCCGATCCGGCCGGTCTTATACCAGCGCATCGGGGTGGTCATGGCGGCAAGCTTGAAGTGATGCGCGACCGCGATCGCCCCGCCAGCGGCCGCGACGGCGCGATAAATCGGCACCGACCAGCCGCGCGCGCGAATTTCGTCATCTGTCATCCTGATTCCTTTCGATTGTTTTTCCGGGCTTCGATTATTTGCTATCGCGGCGCGAAAAGCTAGAGCATCAGCCGATAAAAATCCCACATCGGCGGATCAAATCTTTTGATCGACTTTTGATTCGCTTTGCGCTTGCTCTTTTCTTTTTCTTTCTTTATTGTTCATCCCAATGGCGAAGGAAATGACCCGGCGCCAGAAAATCAACCCACGATCAGGAGATCAAAAAATGGCACACGAAATTGATATGACGACAGGCATTCCGGCGATTGCATACGTTGGCGCGAAGCCTTGGCACGGGCTTGGACAGGAGGTTGATGCCGATGCATCGATCGATGAATGGCGCGAGCAGGCCGGCTTGAATTGGGATGCGATCAGGACCCCGGTGCTTTATCAGAACGGAAGCCTGCGCGAATTCGGCGACAAGCACGTTCTTTATCGCAGCGATACGAATGCGCCGCTTTCGGTCGTCAGCAAGGATTATCGGATCGTCCAGCCGAGCGATGTTCTGGCTTTCTTCCGCGGGCTGGTCGAACGCAATCACGCAAAAATGGAAACGCTGGGCGCGATCCGCGAGGGGCGCAGAATTTGGGCAATGGCGCGGCTCGGCGAAAACGCCCGGGTGATGGATGATGAAGTGGCGCCTTACCTGATGCTGGCGACCAGTTATGACGGATCGATGGCGACGATCGCGCAATTCACCACGGTTCGGGTGGTCTGCAACAACACCCTGCAGGCAAGCTTGATGTCCAACGCTGGGCAGCATCGCATCAGCATTCCCCACTCGGCGATTTTCAAGCCCAGCGAAGTGAAGGACTCGCTC